TATCCCGCAGAACGGCGTATACAGCCGCATCAGCGACATGGACTATATCATCATCAAGCAGCCGCAGACGAAGGAATACATCAAACAGAAATACGGCGTTGACGTTTCGGATGAATCAGAATCCGAACCCGATATTAAAGGTTCCGACGACACCGCCGCTGATACCGATATGGTTACCCAGTATGTAGCATACTACCGCAACAATTCAGACGGCATAGGATTGTATTCGTGGGTAAACGACACGGAGCTTGAAGACCTCGAAGACTATCAGTCACGCAGGCTCAGAAAATGCGTGAAGTGCGGGGCAGAAGAGCCCATTGACGCGGCACCGGTTGAAAATCAGACGCAGGACGGCACCCCTCCCGAAGGTGTTGAAACGTCAGGAGAAATACCTGACGAAGTTCCCACTGATGTACCGGCTCAGACGAAACCGAGCCGGAAGAGCTGCCCCTACTGCGGATCCACAGAATTTGAAGAGTCGGAAGAAGCATACGAAACGATTCAGATTCCGATACAGACGCCGCAAGGTTTGATACAGGCTCCGGCAAAAATACCGTTTTACAAACCTGACGTGTATCCGGTCATACTGCACCGCAACATCACCGTGTTCGGCCAGTTTTTAGGAGAATCGGACGTTGACAAGATCGCCGACCAGCAGAACACTATCAACCTGATTGAGTCGGAAATCATTGACAAGCTGATGGCCGCCGGATCGTATATGGTCATCCCGAACCAGTCGAGCATACAGACCGATTACAAGCGGCATAAAGTCATACGGCCCGTCAACGCGTCGGATACACAGCTGATACGCAATGTCAGCATGGACGAAGACATTACGCAGGACATGGCCTATGAAAACCAAGTATACGAAGAAGCGCGTCAGATTATCGGCATCACGGACAGTTTTCAGGGCAGACAGGACAAAACGGCACAGTCAGGCAAGGCCAAGGAAATAGCCGCGGCTCAGTCGGCGGGCAGACTCGAATCCAAGCGCGTCATGAAAAACGCGTCGTTTGCCGAACTGTTTGAGGTGATGTTCAAATTCAAACTGGCGTATGCCGACGAACCTAGACCGGTAGTGTCGAGAAACTACAAGGGCGATCCCGAATATAAGGAGTTCAACCGGTACGATTTTCTGCGTCAGGACGAAGCGGGCGAATGGTACTGGAACGACAAGTTCCTTTTCAGCTGCGACACGTCATCCCCTCTTGCGTCGAACCGTGAAGCCATGTGGCAGGAAACGCGGATGAACTATGACAGCGGAGCGTTCGGAGACCCTGCCAATCCTCAGACTCAGCTTTTGTTCTGGACGATCATGGAACAGCTGCATTATCCCATATCAGGTCAGATTAAAAACTATATTGCCGATCAGATTCAGCAGATGCAGGAACAGCAGGCCGCCATGAAGGCTCAGCAGGCGGAAGCCGCAAATCAGAACAGCATTCTCGAAGCGCAGCGTCAGGGCAAGGAAGACGCCATCAAGGACGTGCAGGCAAAGCAGCAGCTGATGACGGCGCAGCAGACTCAGCAGACAAACGGTGTTTGATATGTCTGCTAAATCCGATCTTCTGCGGGACATAGACAGCGTTCCTCCCGAAAGAGATAATTTTACGTGGATTGAAATGAATATGCGCTTCGGGGATGAAGACATACAGCCCACACCGTTTTCACAGCTGAAACCGCTTAGAAAATTCATCGATGAACTGTTTGACGAAGATTTGGTCAATATCAAAAATCCGTCGATACGGTGCGTCAGCTACACCATACACGCGAACTATGCCATGCAGGGAGGGGAGCAAACATGTATACATCAAAATGCGGCAAAGGAAAGAAAAAAGGCCGCAAAGGATAACACACCGTAAACTCAGTATTTTGCTGAAAGGAAGTGATAACATGGAAAAGAAACCTATGGGCGGCGGATATGTCGGGAACATTAAGAATACCGGCAATCAGGTCGTCGAAGCGCCCGTCAAAATGCCGTCGGCAAAGAAAGGCGGCAAAGTAGTCAAAGGGAAAGACCTCCGCGTAAAGTAACCCTCAGCACGGCTCTATAACCACGCAGGGACAGCGTAAACATCCGGAGAGGTATTTATATATGGCATTGCAGAACAACGCAGGAACACCCGTTACGGCCCAGCCGGAAGGCGTCAAAGTTCAGGAAACCGCCGAACCTGAAACGGGTACATATACATCGGACGAATCGGAAGAGGAAGAGGAAACAGAAGAGGAATCCGAGGATTCTGAAACTACCTCGGAGCCTTCACAGCCCCAGTCTAAACCGGACCCGAAGCAGACGGCGGAAGAAAACGCAAAGTATGCCGCCATACGACGGTCCGTTGAAACCGAAGCGAAAGTAAAAATGGAAGCGGAAGTCAAGCGCAGGTCCCAGGAAGCGGCAGACAAAACCGTTGCCGACATGGGCATCCTTGACCCGTATTCCGGAAAAGCGATTACAACTAAAGCACAGTACGACGCATACAAAGCGCGCAGAGACAGCGAGGTCGCGGCGAAAGAGCTGACCAAGGCCGGCATATCGGCGGAAGCAATCAACTCTATCATCGATTCTCACCCCGCCGTTGTAAAGGCCAAGCAGGCCGCCGCCGATATGGAAGCGGCAAAGCAGAGAGCCAACGCCGAATCCGCCAAAGCATCGCTTGAAACGCAGATGAAAGAAATCAGCGCGCTTGACCCGTCCATCAAAACCATTGACGACGTAGCGGCTCTCCCTTGCTGGGGAAGCATAAAAAACTTTATAGGGAAGGGGCTGACACTCACGGAAGCATTTAAGCAGGCGAATTTTGACAATCTTGTCAGCAAGTCCGCATCAGCGGCAAAGCAAAGCACATACAATTCAGTGACAGGAAAAGATCATCTGACGTCATCCGCATCGCGCGGGCAGGGTGAAGTCACCGTTCCGAAGGGCGTCATGAACCAGTACAGGGCAATGTTCCCCGATATGACGGCTGAGCAGATCAGAGCGGACTATGCGCGTCAGAACAAGAAAAAATAACAAAGCGGCTATATGCCGCATGAAAGGATAATCCATGGCATTTAAGATTTATTCGGTTACGGACGGCACCGTCCCCGCATGGGAGTGGAAGCCTGCCGCAATCGGTACATATGTTCAGGGGCTTGCCTGTGTCAACGTGACCGGCTATATGACGACCGTATCCAGCGGCGTCGGTCAGGATACCGACGAAGGCGCACATTGGATATGCGTAGCTAATCAGGTCGTGGCTACGGCCGGAACGATGCTCCCGTTTATCAAGGCCAACAACGATCAGGTTGTATGGGAAACTACGCTGTCAGCAGCGGATGCCGATATAGCGGTAGGCCTCAAATACTGCATATATACGAACGGATTGCAGCATGACGGCACAGTCACAAAAGGCGTATTTGAAGTTTCATATTTTGCAGGCACGGCCATCGGCAGCATTGTACGTGGCCGGTTCGTGGAATAAGGGAGGATAACATATTATGGCAGCTATCACATTTGGCGTAGCCTCTCACGTCGCGGACTCCGTGTTTGGCAACTCACAGTATCCCATCCGCAAAATCATTGAGGACAGGGCGGAAGCGCAGGAAAAAGAAGCCATTGTCCCTCAGCTGTTCAATATCGAAAATACCACGCACCCCATCAGCAAAACCACATCGCTCACCGCCATGAGCGGGTTTGTACCCGTCGACGAAAACGGCGCGTATCCCAACGACGACATGGAAGAGGGGTATAGCAAAACCATCGAGCAGAACACATGGAAGGACAGTTTCTCTATCACCCAAGAGGCGATCGAAGATGCCGTCACTATGGACCTGCGCAAGAAACCGAGCAAGTTCGTTACCGGGTATTACCGCACACGCGAACGTTTCGGCGCTCAGCTGTTCGGGGAAGCTATCAAACTTTCGACAAGTTTTACCCTGAACGGATTTGTCTATCCCTGCACGACAGCGGACACAAAGAAACTGTTTGCAACGGATCACCCGTCCAAGGTTTCCGGCTCCGCCCAGTCCAACTATTTCGCCGACGCATTTTCCAACGACGCGCTGATGGCGGCCGAAACCAGAATGCAGAACTTTTACGGCGACAATGACAACATCCTGACCGTCGCCCCGGATACCATTGTTATCCCGAACGATTACAAGCTGAAAAAGGCTGTTTTTGCGGCGATCGGCTCCGACAAAGATCCTGCCACCGCCAATAACGGCTTCAACTACACATTCGGGCGCTGGCGCGTGATTGTGTGGGCCGAACTCAACCGCTATATCACCGCCGGTACTTCCCCGTGGATGTTACTCGACACCTCTTACAATGAGGAATATGAGGGTGCCGTATGGCTAGACAGAACTCCCCTCAAGGTCAGTTCCTACATTGACGAAGGGACGGACGCCAACGTATGGAAAGGCCGCGCAAGATTTACCGCCGCTTTCAATGACTGGCGATTTGCCTGCGTCGGCGGAGTTGCCGGCGGCACAACCATCGTGACCTGAGCGGAGGGATAATATAACATGGCTGATTACACAAGATTCACAAATGTCGAAGTGACGGGGGAACTCGTAGTTGACGGTTCGTTTGTCAACCCGGTTGTCGCCGGCGATACGTTCTATGTTGACGTAAACGCCGGTTCCGCCACCGGAGACGGGCTGTCGTGGGACACCGCGTTTAATACGCTGGCGCTTGCCATTACGGCGTCCAACGCAAGCATATCCGCAGGCGCGTCCGGATGGGCTGCGCGCAACAGAATTTATTTCAAGGGCGACAACAACGAAGCACACAAAGAAACACTTGTCACCCTTGCGAACAAATGCGATATCATCGGCGTAGGTTCGTACGATCACCGCGCGCATCCTATGATGATAGGCAATCACGTTATCGGTGCAGGCGCCTATATGGGATGCCGGTTCATCAATATGGGGTTCAAGAGCCTCGCCGCAGGCGGCGCTATATTTACCGTTCCGACGACGACAAGCGGACTGGCGTTTATCGGATGCACGTTTGACGGCAGGACAGCTACCCCCGCAACATACGGGCTCGTTGCCACGGCGGTTGAGGAGCTTATTGTCAGCAGATGCAGATTTGTAGGCAGATTCTCGGTAGCCGCCATATCTATCGGAGCGGGATCATCCCGTATGCTCAACATATCCGACAACTTTATTGACTCGGGTGCGGCGGGCATCCTAGTCAACGCATCCATGACTACATCAGACTGCGCGGCGTATATTACGCGCAACGTGTTTAACGTGGTTACGATCATCATTAACGACGCGTCCGGAAAAATTACCATCATGAACAACTCCGGACGCACTGCGGCAGCAAAAGAAGTCGCAACGGCGTTCGTATGCGGTACCGGCATGGGAGCAAACAACACATTCGGCAATGCTACGGGATGGGGCGTATACCCTGCCGTCGCAGCAATATCTTAACAGAATTTACACAAAGACTACGGGGAAAAGGAATACAGTTTCCTTTCCCCGTTATTTTTTTAAGGTGGTAATATATGACCATAGCAGAACTGCTTGCATACATCGATGAAGTCAACCCGAACAGTTTCAGCAGTGCGGTTAAAACCGTATGGATTAACGAAGCTGAGGGGCTTGTTCAGACTGACGTCATGATGCTCGCTTCAACGGAAGTGATAACCTACGTCTATTCAAAAGTATGGTCCGGAACGGGCGTTTCTTTCACCGATACGGAAACCATGGTGCTTCCCTCCGCTTCAGGGATGTCGGCAGGAGGGTATATCACCATATCCGGTCTATCAACATACAGCGCGAACAACAAATCGACGGCAGTAAAAATACTGACGGTATCGGCAGATCAGAAAACACTTACCTTTGCGGAAGATACTTTTTCCGTGTCAGGAGAAACGGGAGATTCCGGCACAGCAACCGTTACATTCAGCGGAGCGAACACGGAACTTCTTGTCTATCCTCCGCACGACAAGCTTTACAGATCGTATTTGCAGGCCATGATCTTTTTCGCGAACGGGGAATATACCAAATACAACAATTCCATTGCGCTGTTCAATCTGCACATGTCGGAATATATGGAATGGTATGCAAGAATATACAATCCTTCCAGTGAAGTCGCCGACGATGAAACGTTCGCAGGATATTATATCTCGGCGTATGGCATAGCAGTCAAGAACGGGTACGACGGCACCGAAGAAGAGTGGCTTCTCAGCCTTGTCGGAGACACGGGCGCGGAAGGCGCAGGGCTGAAAATACTTGGCATGTACGCAACCGTTGAAGCACTTGCGGCCACCGTGACGGACCCGTCCGCAGGAGACGGATATACAGTCGGTACGTCAGACAGCAATGTATATTATACATGGAACGGCTCGGAGTGGGTAAACCACGGCACGCTCAAAGGAGACAGCGGCGTTTACATCGGAACGTCTGAACCGGATACTGCGCTTGTATGGATAGATACGACAACTTAAAAAGGAGAAAATATGAATCATTCAGGATTTTTCAGCTACCTTTTTTTATACGGCAACGCCTGCCGAATATTATACAACTGTTTCAGCAAATGAAGTTATTACTTTTTTGGATGGGGCAAAACAACTTTCCGTCAATTCTCTGCTGTTGGAAAACTGCGGGTTGCTTCCCATGTATATAAGAATCAACGCTTCAAACTTTATCGTGTGCATACCTTCCGGAGAGGCTCGCAGGCTTGATGAAGTCTCAGCTAACAAAATCACTGTTATTGGTGCGTCCGGTCAGAAGCTGAGATATTCCGGATGCCTGGAATGAGGTATTAAAATGCCATATGTAATTCAAAACGAAGCATCAAAAGCATATATTATAATTCAGCCCTGGAACGCAAAAGTGTATTTAGCTGAAGGTGATACCTTTAAAACATACGGGGATGTAGTAATATATTCAATACAGGTCGAACGGGCAGCAGGGCAGAAGATACGTTATAACGGAATTCGGGGGTAATATTATGCCTGTATACATTGAAAAAGCACCTATATCAAATTCCGATTTGATTCATATAACGGATACGGCAAATAACTTTTCCTCGGATAATGTTGAGGGGGCGTTAGCTGAAGTCGGCAATAAATTAACAGACACCGTTCAGACTGACAGCGACGGCAATTCCACGATAAAAGGCGCGCACTATACCAACGTATTTGATTACACACAGGCAATATCGGATTATTACGCTTCCAACTACGACGCAAACGGCGACGTTATTATCACAAGTCGCGTTGGTTCATGTTATAGCGAATATATTCCCGTTAAGCAAGGTGATGCCTATATAGCGCATAACGCGCTTGGTGGTCTAACAGACAGAGCAATGGCAATTATATTCAACGCAAATAAAAAAGGTATACGTCGAATGATGCCTACCGCTGAATGGGATAATCGCTGCTATTTTACCATTGCGGATGCAAACGCAGCGTATATGATAGTTAACCTTAACATTGCTTTCACTGAAACGATTTCACAGTTGATGGTCATCAGCGGAACGGTCTGGCCTTTTTCGTATATCGCTCACGGCATTACGCATTACGATAATTTCATATTAAAGCCAGAGGCAAACGAAATCGAGGTTGTTTTACCAAAATATATTTACGGCATTAAAGGTGAGGAGTGCCGT